ACCGCCAGCACCGCCGCCACCGCTGGAAAATGCAATAGCCGCTCCAGATGAAGTCTGAGCACCGCCATTACCACCAACGTAAGTTATGTCCCCAATCGCGCCTGTCAGGGAACCACCAGCACCGCCAGCCGGAGCGCCCGTTGTTGCACCAAGGCCTCCGCCTCCGCCGTTGGCAGCGACTAATGATGCAATCTGAGTAGTCGCCCCAAACCAAGTCGCTGTACCAGCATTGCCATTTATGTTGGCAAGACCCGTCCCTGTTACTGCGGCCCCGCCAGTACCTATTATGTACGATACAGAGCCAGATAGAGTTACGTTATATTTTCTTGAGTACCCACCACCACCGCCGCCAGTACCATACCTAGTAGCAACTGTACGGGTAGATGAACCCCCGGAGCCACCAGCACCAATAACTTCAATTTTGTTATTTGCGTTGTTCCAATCAGATGGAACGGTCCACGATGTTCCTGATGTCAGGAATATGGTGACGGTGTTTGGGCTAGTACCCCCGTCATCCGCTAACGGGGCAGCGGCTAGTGGGTAAAAGCCAAGCATATTCTATTACTCCGTAGGAGGCGTAAACACATCACCGTCATAAAGCCAGCCAATGCCAACTTCTAAAGGGGCTGTAATCCAAGAATCTATGTGAGAAGGTGGTTCTGTACCCCAACGCACATACGACTCAACAATTACCCCATTTTCAACTCTGGCTTTGACTATTATCATGTTTAACTCCACGGTCCAATAGACACCGCAGTGTCGCTTGTGCTAATCCTCATGGCAGAAAAATAGGTATTTGGCTGGACAACCGCAGCGGCAGCAGTAGTTAGTGTAATAGACGGAATTATTGTTCCAGCAACAGAAACGCGGAATAAACCTCGAATACGGACACCTAGAGCCGTGCCAACTGCGGCAGTTACGATAGCAGCGTTAGAAGTAACTCCCGTCCAGTAAGACCCACCATTACCTGCACCCGCCGCTGGAGAAGCATCAAAGCCGTCAGCCAAAGATAGGGCAGATGCTATTGTGGCAGTTCCAGCGCCAAGAATACCAAAGGCAGCGTTTCCAGATGTCGCGGACATAGTGTTAACATAAATCAACGCATCATAACGATAGGTTCCAATAGGAATAGTCAAAGTTCCATTAGTTGTAGCATTGAACAGCTTTTGTGCAGATGTGCTGCTTGCAAGTGTGTAGGTAGCGTTTTGAGCAATCCAATACTCATCATAAACAAAGTCTTCCGCTGCTGCCGTGCTATACACGATGGCAGAGCCACTCAAAGACAACAGAGACCCAGTGCTGGATGAATTTAGAGTGCGCGATAAAGTAGTGCCAGAGGAAGTATAAACACCTGTACCGATTTCCCAGTCTAGCCCATCTTCGATGGTATAGCGCACAGTTTCTCCGTTAGGTGCGCCAGCAGAGGCGAATGACTGAAAGCCACCTAGTACGGAACCAAGGGTAATAGTTCCCGTTCCTGTGGTTGCTGTGGTCATCTTTGCGCGATTTACTAGCGTTACCATGAGTTAAGTCCTATTAGGCGACAGTGAAACTAAAAATACCAGCAACATTCCAAACAACTTTGAAATCGGTAGTATCACCAGCAGACTGACTACCACCAAAATCAATAAAGGCTAGAGGAGGGCTGTTTGCATCTGTAGCATTATAGAGTACAGCATAAGAAGCTGTAATAGAGCCACCAGAAGCAGTCCAGATAACGTCATCAGCATCAAACATAGCATCGTTTGTGGTGACAGTTGTGATAGCTACAGTTGTAAGTGCTTTACCACCAGCAGTGTATCCAGTACCTGTGGTAGATTCTGTCCCAGTAATACCTGCCAAAGTTGTATTAGCTGCGTTAAAAGTCGCAGAAGAATACAATTTGAGTTTGTAAGAATCTGCTGCAATGTTGCTACCCTCTGCAAAAAGACGGGCAGTATGGTTATATAGCGTAATTGTTACGGCCATCTAATTTTACCTTATACGGTTTGAGTTGTGGTAGCTGAAGAAACTAACTGATTATCCAGTTTTGTTTGTGCAGCATCTTGTGCTTTCTTTTTCTCTTGATCTTTTAGATATTTTGGTTTATCAAAAGGAAGTTCAGCAATGTGCATCAATTCCTCAACTGCATCAACTTGATCAGCCACATTGATATCGGCATTATTAAGATTACGAAGGAATGAAGATAATGCACTTAGATCGTGCGGAGCCACATCACCAGCAATCAACTTAGGCATAATATCCCAAGACAAGCCATTCAGTTTCCAGAGGGATTCTACTAACTGTTTATTGAGAGTATCAACGATGCTATTGATGTAGCTTTCCATAGAACGAAGGAACAAGTCAGTCTTCGTCTTAGAGAGGGCATAGGAACCTGTAGCACCACCACCAAGCATCATAAACTCAGCCATCACTGAACGAGCAATGTCGTGCTGGTAACGCTGGATTACGGGGTTTGTGTCGATTGCACGAGTACCATTGGCAGTGATGAGTTCGATATCCATCAAACGCATATTGGTAGGTTTGCCATCATTGTCTGTATAGAGGTCAGATGGAAGCAAAGCATAACCTTGTTCGTTATTCTTCAAGTCACGAAGAATACGCTCGAACTGGTTCTTGAGGGCTGCTTGATCTGCATTTGCATCTCCGCTTAGGTACTCAGCGGGCATACGACCAATCGGAACACCATGAAGTTCACGTTCAATAGCAATAGCTTCATAACTCTGAATGCGGTTCAGATAACTATAAGCAACGTAAGCATTACGAAGAACAGAGCGTCCAGAAGGGTCATTATTAAGGCTCGTTGTACGATAGTAAACACTTTTTTCTACAGGGATGTAGATAGCAGGACGGCCCCATGACACCATTTGATGTAGGCCAAGGACTTCGCTAGTGTCATGGTCTACTTCAAAACGATAGACAGTCCACGGAGCGCGTACAGCCAGCTTCTTAATGCCAATCTTTCCGTCACTATGTTTGCTATTCTTTTTAGGTGAACGAGTATCACCACCACGAACTTTGTAAACAACTTCAAACCACGAAAAACCATAAGTCAAGAAAGACAAGGCTTCTGCGATGTGGTCATCTAGGCTATGATCCATATCATCCAAGACGGATTGCATGAAGTCAGCAGCATCTAAAGATTCAAGGGTATCATCCGCAGGAACTACTTTGATATCAACATCTCGGAGGGTCTGTTCAACTGCATACATAACAGCACCAATGGTGGCATTGTTATCACGCATCTCACGATACTTCTGAATGGCCTTATTGCCACGAAGATCAATAAGAAATTCATCAGCGTAGGGCAAACCTGAATAGGTGTTGACTCCACCAACGCCCAATTCGACTTTAGCAGCGGTTTCAGAAAGTTTGTTCATAGCGGTTGTTCTTTCTTATATTAACTGCCGCTGGCAAAACTTGCAGATTCCACGGAACGTGTAAACCACAGACATTTTTTCCTTGGAGCGGAACTATGTGGTCTACATGGTATCCTTCGCCTGTCACAACTTGACAGTCTCTGGCATGAAAATAGACCGCTTTTATTTCTGCAAAATGCTGTTCAGTAAGCCAAGGTGGCGTGGCTTTTAACTTACTTGCGTGTCTTTTAGCCTCAGCACTATTACGCTTGGGACGATTTAAAGCCCTGTAGGCTTTGTCATATTCTTTTGTAGTATCTTTATGATCTTTGCGATACTCTGCATAATAAGAATCATAACGACCACTTTTGATACGGTCTTCTGCTTTTTTACGGGTATCTTCAGACCTATTGGAAAAATAGGCTGCATCACAAGCCTTGCAACGATAACTTTTACCATCTTTGCGAGAACTTCTGTTTGAAAACTCAGAAACCGTCTTTTCAACCTTGCATTTTGAACAAGTCTTAACCCCAAGTTCAATTTTGCTGGCAGTTTCGGACAGTTTGTTCATTGGGCTACCTAATAATTGGATAATAGACCTTTTGCATCTGAATAGGCCAAGGTAAGTGAGGGTCGGGCAACCCCATTGAGAGCAAGATCAGTTAAAGCCCAGACAAGTGCATCAAGACGGTCAGGTGAACCGATAGAACCCATAGGCTCCCACTGGACCATCTGATTCTCTAGTTCATCAAGACCCCTGCGGTGCTTAACCTTACCACGCTCGTAGAGGGCTGATATAGGCTCTGCGCGGGCATACTTGCCACGAGAAGCATGGACTAGACGGATAGGGATGACTTCATTGACAGTTTGAAGGGTATGACGAACCATATCACCACCTTGGTTGCGTTCTGCCACAACACGATCAGCGGAATACTTATGATAGAGTTCATTAGCCTTTGAGGCCCACTGTTCAGGGGAATAACGGTCTGTGGCATCCTCAAGGACATAGCACATTCCATTGATGTCGATACCAGCCACAACAATACCTGTCATGTCGCTTTCTGCGTTAGCTGTGACCGCAGGGTCAATAGCCACAACAACCCTTACTAGGGTGTTAGCAAAGTCTACAGGATCAGGGATGTCCATCTCACAGGCTTGCAGGATGTCTCTAGACCACAAAGCCCCTGATGCTTCATCAAGGATTTCTGCATAGAGTTCCTG